CCGGCATCTCATTCGCCTCGCGCCAGGCGTCATAGAACGCCTTATCGACCCAGCAGGTGGTGCGGTGCGGGCTGGTCAGGCTGCTGTCAACCCATATCTTGAACCCGGCATTGCGCGCCTTGCGGCAAAAGTCAAGGTCTTCGCCGCTGAATACGTGCTCGGCATAGCGCTTGTAGTTATCCTCGAACCACGGCCCCGGTATCGTCTCGAATACGCTGCGGTGCACCAGCATCGCGCAGGTTGCCACCGCGTCCACCGAATACAGGCTCTCGCCGTCGAACTCGCCCTCATAACGACGGTGCTTGTCGCCGTGGCGAATGTAGGCCATCGGCTCGTACGGCACCCCGCGCCGGTAGTTCAACCCCGAGATGATCTTCTTCTCCCTGTCCTGCAGCGCATGCATCATCAACCGTTCGACGATATCCGCCGGGTGCGCGTGGTCCTGGTCGAGCATCACCAGGTATTCGCATGTCGGGTGCTTGAGCAGTTCCATCGCGAACTCGTTGCGGTGCACCGTGATGCTCCCGCCGCCGCGGTAATGCAGCAGCCAGCCCTTCTGGATGATAGCCGCCAGGTAGCCGAAAGTGTCACCGAATATCACCTCGCCGAACGGGATGCACAGCAGCACCATGTGCTTGAGCGTCTCGAACACCTGGAATGCCTTCCACGTCTCGTACTGCTCCAGCGGGATGCTCACGCTATCGGAAGCAACCGGCCGCCCTGGCACCAGTATCTTGCCCGCCATCAGCTGTACCGCCTGTAGCGCGCCAACAACCCCTTGATGTGCGGGTCGTTGAACATGATGCTCTGCAGGTCGGCGCTCAGCATCGCCCCCGCCCCACCTGATATCCCGAACGGCTTGTCCTTGCGCAGCCAAATCTGCTCGGACATCAGGATGCACGCTTCTCGCACCTGCTGTGGGATGGCAGATGACCAGCCGAACTTGCCCGTCACCTTGACCCCTCGCCGGAACGTCGGGAACGCATAGTTGCCGTTGGGCGCCGTCACGATCCACTGGTAGGGCGCGTCGATGGGGTTATCCGGCTGCAGGTCATAATCGGTTGCCGCCCAGGTGTCGGTATAGGTGCGGTCGCCCGTCGGGTCGGTCTGCAGGCTGGTGATACTCACCAGGTTGTCGATGTAGCAGATGCTTCCGCTCAGGGCCGTATAGTAGCGCGCGGTATCCGCCGAATCGGCATAGATGTGCTGCCCGGCAAAGTCGTCGATGCACCGGCTGGCCGCATCGATGATACCAGTCAGGTAATCATCGTTGGCCGTGTCCGTGCTGGGGATATCCAGCCGCGCTTTGAGCACGCTCAGGGTAACGTACCCGACGCTCATTGCTGCTCTTTACCCTGTTCGGCCTTGAGCAGCTCCCGCAGGCCAATCAACGCGCCTTGCAGCCGCAGCTCGAGCTCGTGGGCTTTGCGCAGCTCTTCCTCATACTTGGCAATCAGTCTCTCGACATCTTCTCTGGTCACTGTCCCTCCTCCTGGTTCACCAGGGGCCGGAACGCCCCGGCCCCCATACTCACGAATGGCTAGGCGTTAGCCCATAGCGGGATGCGGTAAACCGTCCCGCCGATATCCAGCATCAGGTACATCTGGTCCGCGGCGAATTCGGGCGTACCGCCGTCTGCCCAGGCCGTGCCCGCTGCGGCATAGGCCGCCGGCGATTTGCTGCCTGCGCCTGCGATTTTCAGCGCGGGCGTATCCGCCGGCCCGGTAATAACCAGCTGGTCCTCGCTCTCGTCCCAGAGCAGCGAGCAGCCTGCTGTATCACTAAAGAACTTGACATCATATCCTGTACCATCCACGCCGACAGTTAGTGTGCCGTGATGAGTGATGTCGAGCACATGACCGGCCGCGCCGCTGCTAAAAGGACTAGAGGCTGCCGCGCCCTCCAGTTCTAGCTTGGCGCTATCCCAGTTAATGGTAATGTCAGCCCCATCACCGAGAGTGATTTTCTTGCCGTCTGCCAGCGTTATGGCACCAGCATCGATAGTTACATCATTGACGACCAGCGAATCAACGGTCAAGTCCTTAAAGTCGGCGTCTTCGCCTTTACGAGCGATATAGGTTTTTTGAGTCATTACGTTTCTCCTTGTCTATCTCTCCGGCAACGGCGGGAGTTCCGTCACCATCTGAGTCGGGCCGGGCTTTCACCGGCCCTGCTGTTCCAATATTAGACTGAGATATTATACGTAATCGCGGCCGCGTCTATATCCCGGTAACCCAGGCCAAAGCGCACAAAAGCCACGATGCGATATGAGTCTGAGTCCGGGTCGCGCACGATTTCAGTCCTGAGGCGACGCTTGTAGGCAAACGCCCATTGGTCCCAACGCACAGCCAGCAACGAGCCGGTGGTATTGTTAGCCGTGGTGTCCACGTCAACTTTGCCAGCACTGTTAGCCTTGCGGTCGGCGGAGGCGGAGTGCATAAACGCCGACGGGACGACCTTGCGATTGTAAATCTTGGTCAGCTCACCCTGCTCAATGGTCGCCATCGAGAACACATCCTGCGTCTTGACCTCAGCCAGCTGTATCAACTTCCAGTAGACGTTGATATCTGGGATGAACGCCACCTTGTCGAGCGCCAAAGCATTGATGCCGCCGGTGCCCAACAGTTTTAGCGTCTCAATCAAGTCATCTCCCTCAAGTGTACTGCCCGGGCGGCTGTTGGCAGTGTTGGTTACGAGCGCCAGCTTGCGGAAGCCGTTCGCCAGCAGAAACACCTCGGTGCCGGCTGGCGTACCGGCGATATCATTGATGTTAGTCGACGCCGTGGTCTCGGTATCGCCGTCAATGATGACCACTTCCATCTGCTCCGAGCCGCTCAGCTCGATTTGGCGCAGGATCTGCGGCGCTACCGCCACGAGCGAATCCTCAGCCAATTCGCCCGAGTACAAAACGCGGCAGCCCATCTTGGCAACCGTCAGCGTCTTGCTGTCCGTGCCAACGCGCGAGCTGGTCACAGTCGGCAGCGGCACCAGGTTGGTCGCGTGGGTATCTTCCACCTCAGCCACCTTGTACCAGGTCGGATCAGAGTATTCCATCGGGATAACCGTCTGGTTGTACCCGTCGGGAATGACCTTGACCATGCCCTTGCTCATCAGCTCGTTCAGCACGGCGGTCTCAGCGCGCACCTTGGCCCAGAAGTCGGTGCTGTACAGCGTACCGACCCAGTTCGAGCCGTAGCTGGAAAGGTCACTGTGCATGACCTCATCGCTCTTGATGCCGCGCAACCCCATCGCTTTGAGACCAGCGCTCGAGGGAGCGTCGCCGCGCCCTTCCTCGCCCACCATCTTGCCCACGAGGGCTTTGACGGAGTTCGGGTCCAGGTGCTGGCCGTTGCTCTTGAGAGTTTCCAGCACAAAATCGTGTTCGGCCGGGGTCAGGTTGTCCCATTTGCTGTCGTACTGCATGACAGTCGGGGCTTCCCTAAAGGGCGGGCGCCGGTTCCTGGCGGCCTCTTCTTCCTGCGCCTTGCGCGCAGCTTCGGCGGCGTCGGCTTGCGCCTTCAGGCCGTCGGCGATGCCCTTGTCGATAAGGGCTTTGATCTCTTCGGGTTCCATTGTTTTCACCTCATCTGGTTGTTCGGTCACGTTATCGGGTTGCCCCTCGGCCGCTTTCGGCGCAGCGTCACCCGCTGCCTCTGCCGGTTTCTCGGCGTCGGTGGTTAACTCGCTCGGTATCTCGATTCCTGCCTGCTCATATACCGCTTTGGCCGCCGGCAGGGCGATAGCGTAGCGGTTGGCGGGCTGCTTGCCGTCGCTCGTGTCGAACAGGCTGGCCTCGACTATCGGCCACTCGGCGATGTGCCCGTTCTGCTCAACACGCGTCAGGTGGCGCGCGCTGCCCGAGCTGGCGCGCGCCGTCCCGTTCTGCACCGCTTCCCAAACCCGCCGAGCATATTCGTTGCCTTCATCCAGCTTAATGCGCAGCCAGGCCCCGGCCGCATCTACCCAGCGCTTAATGGTGCGCCCGATATATACCGGAGCCGTGCTTGGTCGACCAGGCGCATCATAGCCGTGATAGTAAACGGCCGGCGGAGCAGGAAACTTATCCTCGTGAAATTTGGTCGTCGCGTCAAAGAACTCACCGTCGCTGTCCCTGTTGGTCTCGTTGCCAAAGGGCGCAATCAGCACGTCCATTTCCCACGCGCTGCCCGCTGCCTTGATGGTAAGATAATCTGGGTCCATGCCTACCCCCTCAGCAACCGCGCTATTTCAGCGCGAATCTTGTCGATGACCTTCGGCCCCTGCTCGGTCACCGCCTGCTGTGTCGTGCGCCAGCCGCGCGCCGTGTGCCAGCGGTTCTGCTCCGGCCCCTGCACCCACTTGGCATAACTGGCATTGTTGCCAACCACGCCGCCGTGCCCGTTGTCGTCTACTCGGTAGGTCCAGCGCTGCCCGAGTTGCTCGGATGTCGCCCGGCCGCCAATCGAGCCGTCCTTGCGCATCCACCTGGTGCCGTACCCGCGCTGATACCAGCGCCGCTGGTACGGAATGTTGGCCTCGCTTGACGGCGGGTACTCGGCGATCCAGTTCTTTAAATCGCTCAGCGCGCCAGTCATTACGCCCCGCAGCCAGGCCAGCCCGCGCAGTTGCTCGAGCTTTGCCATCAGCGGCTCGATGCCCGTAATGTCGATGTTCATGGCTCAACCACCCACTCATGTGTCAAAAAGCATCTACAATGCGGATGCGCTGGCGGCGTCATCCCGCCCAACTCGTCACCCTTCTTGTCATCCAGCCTGCCGCAAATCGGGCATACCAGCTCATCGCGGCGGGTGTGCCAGTGCGGCACCAGGTTCAAGCCCAGCGCCTGCGCCTCAGCCGCGGCCGCCTTCTCGCCCTCGGCAAACGCGCGGGTCGTCTCTGTCACGGCAATCCGGCTGGCGCGCGCTTCGCTGAACCAGGGCGCGATCTGCGCTTCGAGGTCGGCACGGGTCATGCCCGGCGTGCGGATGTAATCGTTGATAGCGTTCTGCAGCACCTTGCGCGTCTGGTCGGTGATGTCCTTAATCAGCCCGTAGCTATAGCTGCTGGCGTATTCGGCTGCGCGCCCGGCTGCCAATCCCCAGTCCACGCCGATGCCGGCGTCTATCATCGTATCCACCGCGCCCAGCATCATCTTTTCGACTTCCGGCCTGAACGCCGCTATCATCCTGCCGGTCTGCGTTTCCCACCATTCCTCGGTAAGCAGGCTGAAATCGGGCGGATCCCCTATAAGCTCAAGCAGGTCTTTTAGCTGTTCGCCTAGCCGCGTCTTGAATAAGCGCATCAGCCGCGCCTCAGCCGCGTCTTTCGCTTCTCCGTTCGGGTCCGACAAACCTGCTGCAGTAACGCGGTTGATTTTGGCCTTAACCGCGCTGCCAGCGATATCGCTAAACGCTTCCTTGATATCATCCTCAGATAGTGCGTTCTCCAGCTCAATGGTCACCGCGTCTTTGATTACCTGTGGAATAACGTCGCTCTC